TTTTGTAAGAAGAAAGGAGAGGTGTTTTTGGAAAAGTTCCGAGAAAATTCACGATGAGCCGGACGGTCGAGGGTACGACGTGCGCAACCCCGAGGGAGCACGACACCAACCCACAGACTACGGAAATCAAGAGACACATCTCGAGAAAAGGAATCAACCAGAGGGTAAAGGCAACTCCTGGGAGGAGGGCCTACAACCACTGGTATGTTCCTTTCTGTTCCAACAACACGAACTGGTGCAGGGCCCACGCCAAGGGCCCTTTTAAACCAGGATCTTCTAATGAGGGCTCCATAAGTGTTCCGAGACAAAACACTTGGGACGATAGCCCGAAGGGAAATTGGATGGCGCATCAGAACATTCAGAACGTACGCCTTGACGTCGTTCCGAAGAGCTTCAACGCCTCTAATAACCTCGGACAAAAGATCGCCGGAGTCCTCACGAGAGGGCCTGAGGAAGGAGAGTACCGGTTTGGGACAAACCTGTCCCGTACGAAGAAAGAACGGTTGAGAGTTCAACTCCACACGGGTAGATGAGATATCAGTCTTCTCTACATTAACGACGAGCCCGTAGGCTGAAGTGACAGACTTCCAAAAGAGGAAGAAGTCGCGGCTGCCAGCAAAAGCACAGTCGTCGCCGTTAAAGCGACCAACACGTCTAGAACCGGAACCTCGGTGGATATCGCTTGCGATGTCAAAACACGCCTTATTGAGGAGGCAAAGAAGTGGGAAACTGACAAGGTTCCCCATCATCGACCCTCTTCGAATAGGCTCACGGTTAGGACTACACAAAGTTTCCACCCACTCAAGGTTCCGGAAAGACTCCCACAAAACTTTCCTCTCTTCCTCACCGAGACGGCCCTCTTCACACAGTACGTCGACTATAGTTTCAACCGCTTCAAGGGTGATGTTGTCAGTGGCGGATGTGTAATCCCCACTGATAAGTAACTCTCCCTCACGGACGTCGTCGACAACTGCCTGAAAATCCTCTTTTTTTACGTCACCTCGTACCAACCATCCAAAGTCACTCAAATGGTCGTACAAGGCGTTATGTACTGGAGTAAGTACACGTTTGACTCGCGCGCTCTGCATAGTAACTACCCGTAGCTTACCTTTGGTCTTCGCGACTCCAAGGCGTACGAGTGAGTTCTCAGTGCTAGCGCGGGACGGCGAAACTCCGAGAGTCCCGCCATACCTCTGTGCATTCTCCAGACATCCCTGCTGGTCAGGGACGTAAA